ATTGTCAATAGATTGATTGTCAATAGATTGATTGTCAATAGATTGATTGTCAATAGATTGATTGTCAATAGATTGATTATCTGGTTGATTGACTGAGAGAATGATTTGTTTAGGATATTTACTCATAACAGATTCATTATCATCAGAATGAATGGATGATGAGGAGTCATCACTAGTATGATTACTATCAGAATCAGAATCACTATCATTATCTGATGAATTTACATGTCTATTAATTATTTCAACAAGTTTTTTATTATTTGACTCTTTATTAAGTTTATGTAATAGGGATTTAGTATCATGAGTCATACCAGACAGAAGAATATTTTCTGGTTTAATATCACCATGAACAATTCCATTATTATGGAGATCTATTAATGTTTCAAGGACATGTTTAGTTATTTTAGTAACAAATTCTACATTAAAACCATTTTTAAATTTGGTTCCATTAGATGTGACACCATGTTTAATTAAATCATATAATGAACCAATCATCAGATCAAAAACAATATAAATAGATTTTCCATCATCAAATAATTCATGTGTACTCATAATATTCCTGATATTGATAGTATGGAATTTGTTGTAAATTTGTATTTCTTTTCTTCCACATCTGAATTCATTTTTATTAAATATCTTGATTGCATAAATCTGTTTCTTATTTTTTGAATAACATGACCATACAGTAGCATATGAACCAGACCCTAATTTTTTGATTAATATATAAGATCGATTATTGATCTTGATCTCTTTGCCAGTGTAATAAGAATTTGACATTAAATATATTATTAATATATTATTGATATATTTAAATATGACTTGATGTCTTACAATCAATTTTTTCGAAAAAATTGATATTGTGATTCACAGAATAATATATGTTGAATTATCTGATATTAATTAAGATTTAATCCAATTTTCTGACCACAACAAATATGGAAATCAAACAAGACAAGACAAATCAAGGAACAAAAAAATATGATGAGTTTATGGAACATCATATCAAGAATAGGATTGAATTGACTACATATTTAGAGCAGAATATGGATCTGTTAGAATATGATGAATTAGTGAAATGTTACAAATATCTAGATAGAGAACATGGAGTAAATGTAATTGAGTTAATGAATGGAAAGGATAAAAATAATTCAATAAAAGGTCAACATAATTTGAGAATGACAATATCAATTTATCCGACATGGAATATTTTCAGGATTATAACAAAAATAATGGAGAATGTTGGTGTGACATGTCTAGAAGATATTAATGCAGGAACAGGATTATTCACATATATCTTTAAGGCATTCAACAGAAAAATAATCAATGATAAAATAATCAATGATAATAATAAAAATATTAAAGGACTTGATAGAATAAGCGGGATTGATCCTAATTATTATTTGAATACATCAATCAAGATGAATGGAACAAGTATTAAGAAATATGATTTTATTGATTATGTATTAGATGATTCAAAAAGACCAATTAGTAATACAGATAATGATAATGCATACATATTGATTGATCCATTATCATATGAATGTGAAATGCTTACTAATGTGTTTAAGGTATGTGAGATAATGAGACCAAAATTACTGATAGTGATTAAATCTTCAAATAACATAAATATTGGAAGATTGAATAAATACAAAAAATATGACTTCAATCCTAAAATCGTTTCTAAATATGATACTGTAGGATATAATTTAGGATCATCTACAAGAATGACAATGAATATATATGTCAGAGATGACATTAAATATGAACCCAAACAAGATGATTTCAAACGGGATTTGCTTCAACCTGTCAAGAATGATATCATAGATACAATGTATGTATTATGTGAGACAAAATTATTTCCAGAAATTGCATTAACATTAGAGGAAAATGCAATTAAACATATATGTAATGAAATGATAAACCTAAAACTAGATAGATTGCCATTATATTTGCAATCAGAGGATGAGATTGAGAATTATTTGGAGTTTTATAGAATGTGTGTTGAGATCACAAATGGCGAAATCCCAGATCTCTTATCAACAAGAGAGAATTTCCTAAAGGTTGAGGATTTAGCGAAACGAAAGATCTGGACAGAACTAGATAAGATGGAAAAAGAAGGAGTATTTCCTGCAAAATTGAAGAACAATAATGGATATTATAGACCAAATGATGTATATGAATTTATTATTTTGGATAATTGCTATTCAGACAAAGTAGTTTCTGGAGTTTATAAATATTACATTTAATACTATTATTTATTTTTCAGTTCACTGATTTCTTGTTTGAGTTGAATAACATAATTTCTGTAATGGTCGAGTTGTCTGTCTTTAGTTTTAATAATTTCTTCATAACTATTACGTAAGGATTCAATATTGACTTCTTTAAAAAATACAGATCTGTCAAGTTGAACAGACCATGATCTTTTTCCATTAGTGATAATAAAATAGTCAGGATATTTATTTAATGTGAGAATACCACCAGGGCGATATTTATATGTGCCATCAGGATCAATATCGAAATATTGGAGTCTTAATGGAGGTTTTAGATCAGATAATTGGGACGCATCAATAGGTTCGTAATTATAAAGTCTTTGTTTAATTTCATTTTTATCTAAAAAATCAAGTGGGATATTTTTAGGTGGTTCATGATTATTAATATTATTTGGTTTATCTTTTTTAATTATTTTTGTTTTGGGATTATTAATACTGACATATTTAATTTTTTTGGCAGGCCCATTAGCTTTATCAGATTTATCAGATGTTGGCATTTGTAATAATAAATAGCTATATACATCTAAACCATATAATAATAAATATAAATCAATTTAGATCTTGAATATAATCATGTTTTCTGATTATATAATAATGGAGGATCAAACCACAAAAGGAGATTCTACAAAACACAACTTATCATTAATCAACTCAATAAATAGTTCGACATTAGGTGATTGGACAGATGATCTTAATGAATCTAATTCAACTGATTTGACAGTATATACAAGTTCATTTGTGTGTAAATCGAATAAAGATAAAAAAGAAGAAAAAAGACCAGTAGATAATTGTGTGACAGTTAATTTGGACAGAACTGAATTAGACACAATGACTGACATAGAGATATTGGAAAAGACTACATTAATAGCAAAAAATCTGAAATTTCAATTAGTCAAAAAATATGAAGACAATAATGAAACATGTGTTAAATGGTTACTTGAATATTTGGATATTCTAAAAGATGGAATGACAGAATTATCTATTAGAAATAGTCAAAATCACATTAATACTAAAAATGAATCAAAAAAGAAAGGAATTATGAGAAATTCATATAAGTTTTGTGAATATGGTTGTTTATGTAAATTTAATTATGAACAAGGATACAGATGCTATTCACAACATTATGTATATGGTTTAGTTTGTCAGGATATTTTAGGGATTACAGATTATATTAAAAATAATGTAATAGATGTTAATGAAATAAAAACATCTATCAATACTATTACATATGTAATAAATCATATGTTTGAAGAATTGTCTTATCTTAAATCAAATTATCCACAAAAATATTCAAAATATGAGTGTAGACAACTTAATGATACTTGTCCTAATAAATCTCATTTTGTCAAAAAATCAAAAAAATAATTTATTTTGTTCCAAAATCTGCTGGTGTGTCTCTGTTAAAAATTGTTGTGTCAACTGACTTACCAAATAAATGTTCCTTAATATTAGGATTCTCATTTAGAATTTGATGAACTTTTGTATCAGAAACAATATTATCATCAATAGAATCTAAATAGTCTGAAAATTTTTCACATAATTCTACATAATTCTCATTAATATCATCAAGTATTTCTGGATTATCATGTTCCATTGAATTAATTACTTTACTTAGATCTTTGAATATTGCAAGTTCATTTTCAGTATTATCATTTGACTTCAATGAAATCATATTATTATCTGACATAAACTTGATAATATGATATTTGAACTTGAATAATGGTGTTATGTTTCTCTCTTTCAATATTCCCTTATTAATTTTCGCCAACATAATTAAATATGTATTCTTATCTGATACTAATACTGATATTTCCTCATTGTGCTTCTCTTTCTTTCTCCTTTCATCCTGTTCCTTACATCTCTTAATAAATAACTCATCATTTAATTGTGAATTGACCTTTTCGACAAATTTCTCCTTTTGTGCCAAATCCTTCGCCAAATCATCTTTATATTTCTTGAGTCTTGCTATTTCTGGATGTTCATTATGTTCTTCATTATTATCATTAGAATCATCAGATGATATATCTGATGATGTATCTGACGTATCATCGGAGTTACTAACATCAACATCAAAAGCATTCTTCAATTTTTGAATGTCTTTATCGATTTCTTCTTCCTCATCTTTAATATCATATTTCTCTATTTCATTAATGATATTATTATTTGATGATTTCAAATTGTCAAATGTATTTTCAATATTCTCTAATAATATTTTCGGATCGGTGATATTATTATTTTTTGTTGTGATTATTTTTTGACTTGGTTTATTATTTTGAATATTTTGGTTAGTCATATTTTTTCTACTATCCATAAATCTCTCATTATTATTATTAGTATTAAAACTAGATACAAAATTGTGACATTGACTTACAGAATTACTAGGAGTGATATTGGTATGTGATATAACTAAACTGACATTATCATGATACATATAACACATATAATATAGACAATATCTTGAAGTAGACTCATTATCCAATTGTGTGACCAACTTATTAATACTGGAATCATTTAAATTATTTGAATATGATTTTAATTTGTCAACTAGAATTGATCGATTTGCAATTTCAGATTGCATTAATCTATTGTAGTATGACAATATTACATCACAATTATTTGACACATACAATGGGATATTGTTGTCATACAATGTATATTGATGAATATATTTATCATCAACTGTCATTTTATTCATTGCCATATTATTAGGCAAATTATTAGACAAGTTATTAGACAAGTTATTAGACAAGTTATTAACCTTTAAATTTGATGGAGCAGGGTATGGATACATTCTAGACATGATTAATATTTAATAATAATAATACATTTCTTTATGTCTGATTCAAAAATAATTGAATATATTATTTATTGGATATATTTCTATTGATAATTACAAAATTATTAACCTAAATAATACAATATTATCAATCATTAATGACATCCAAAACCAAAAAGAATAAACACGAATTAAAACATGTTAAAAACAATGACAAAAACAATGATACAAAATCTGAAGATTCCAATAACTCTGATAATTCATCAATAAATGTTCCAAGTATTAATAATTGGGATTCTGATAGTAGTGATAGCGATAATGATTCAATTTATTCAAATGATACAAATGACAAAAATAAGAAAAATATTAAATATGGATCATATGTAAAGAATATTAAATATGTAAATTCAAAAATCTATAACAACTCTCAAAAGTCTGAGACATTAGAGACTGCCACAAAGATTAATCAAATGGACAGGAAAATTGACATATTAAATGAACATGTTGAAGAGCAAAATACATTATTAAAAGAATTACATAGAGAATTAATCAATAATAAAAATACCAAAAATATATCAACACGAACTAAAAACATTAAGAAAGATATTAAACATAAACATGATGATGAATCAGATAATGATTTTCCGGGGATTACATTTATTGAAGCAGATTTATCATTTCCATTTAGAATGAATCTAGGTGATAATAAAGAAAAATCTAAAGGAAATTCTTATGACAAAAAGAAATCTAGTAAATTAAATAAATCCGAAAAATCTGAATCCCCATTTGGCGATGGTGGAAGTGGAATCCCATTGTTATTTTTGGCTGATTTATTCAAGAAATCGGATGGTAATGGTAATGAGAATGGAAATAGTAAAAAAGATGATACACTATTTCCTGATATCAAAATGCCAGATCTAAATAGAGAATTATACAAAAAAATAGAACAGAAAGACCTGACAAACTTTGTAAATTTAGAATTGAAAGGACTAGATGATATTATTAAGAAGGGGCAGGAATTTATAGATAAGATAGAGAAAGCCAATAAAGAAGAAGATAAAGAGAATAGCACAACAATAAATAAAACAGAATCAAAAGAGAAACAAGACAAGACGAAAAAGTCATCATTCTTTTTATTCAAACCACAAACACCAGAAACAAAAGAAGAGAAGAAGAAATATGATATTAATGATAAGATTGAGAAAGATAGTGATGGATTGTATGAGTTTTTTGGGTCAAGATACAGTATTGATCCAAAGAAACTAATGTTATTAGTCAGACCATTAACAATTTTGAATAGTATGATAGGTATGAAGAATGTGAAGAATAATATTTATAATTTTGTATCAAGTTTTCTACAAGAGAGTAAGAATAATGGAATGTTGAACACGACTATATATGGAAAACCTGGAGTAGGTAAGACAGATTTAGGGAAAATATTATGCATGATTTATTCAGCATTAGAAATTGTCCCAAGTAATAGATTTAAAGTTGTGAAGGCTTCTGAATTAATAGGTCAATATGTTGGTCAAACTAGACAAAAGACACTTAAGGTTTTGAAGGAAGCAAATGGAGGTGTATTATTCATCGATGAGGTGTATGCATTATCAAACGGTTCAAAAGACAGAGTATCATATGGTGAAGAATGTATTAATGTCATTAATCAAGAATTGAGTGAAGATAGAGCTAATTTAGTAATGATTGTAGCAGGATATGAAGAGGATGTGAAGAAGAACTTTTTTGATTTGAATAAAGGATTAGAAAGAAGGTTTCCATTTAATTACAGTTTGGGGGATTATACAAAGGAGGAATTGAAGGACATATTTTTAAGAATGATAAGATTAAGTAAAAATACATATTTAGATGAGACTATTAAGGAGAAAGATATTATTAATATGTTTGAGGATATGAGATATTTTGACAATTGTGGAGGTGATATTGAGAATTTAATAACACAAATATCATTTGCAAATCATGAGAGATCATTAGGTAAAAATCCATCAATGAGAAATATTTATACAAAGGATGACCTTATTAAGGGATTAGATTTATATAAATCACATAAGAGAGATACCAAAAAGGATGATGAAACATGGATGAAGATGTTTACATAAAATATTTATTTATTAACAAATTATTATTTTAATTTATTAATAGAGATTATTCAATTATTTCAATGATAAGACAAGTTATAATTGGTTTATTTATACTGATTATTTTAGGATGTTGTATGTTGTCAAAATATAAAGACATTGTGATCATTAACAATATTGTATCTGTATCTAAGAGTCTGTCAAATCAGATTCCAGAAGAAACAGTCACACCTATTAATATTAATCAAATTAATAACGATCAGAATAATAGTAGTGAAGATAATGAAAGATTATATGACAATAATTTGCCATTAGACAACGAGTTAAATAAGTTATGTAATAAATCAAATAATTTTAATGAGGATGACAATGATTTATATGGAAATATCAATAATAGAGATCCAGATGAATTGACGATATTTGACAATTATTAGAAATAAAGTAACATCCACCATTGGAAAAAATAAATAGTAATGCATATATAACATATGGGGAACTGTTTGCAACCAAATAAGACAATAGATACAGACCATAATGATTTTCGTCCATTTAGAATAGCGACGTTATATGCAGATATCGATGAGTCAATAAATAAGAAGAGAAAGATAGATACAATTGTGGAATATTTCATGAGACCATATTATGGATACAATTTAGATGTCATGTGTATACAAGGAATCAGGAACTACAAAATATTAAAAGAGATATTAACTGCATTTAAGAAGAAAATAGAACAATATAATGATGAAAATCGTATGGGATTTGGAAATGCATTATATCTTGAATACTATCCTGATGTTGATTGCACAAATAATACGGAAAATGACATATATTGGAGTACGAGTGAGACAGATGACGATCATCAATATTATGATAAATTAATCATATCAAGACATAATATACTTCAATCAGCAGATGTGCAAATAGGAAGTAATAAAAAGGGTTATCATAGAAATACTGATTCTAAATTAATGATAAATAATAATGATAGTGATGAAATATCAAATATTACAAAATATGTTCAAGTTGTCAATATAAATGTAGATGGAACACTTGTTTCTGTCTATAATATTGATCTTGAAGAAGATAGTATTGGATTGAGTAATAATAAAGAAAGAAGGAAACAGTTACATGAGTTAAAGAGTGTTATAGAACTAAATAGGAAAAAAACCAGTGAACCATATTCTAGACAGTTTACACATGGTGATAATACATATATAGCATGTAATAGAGATTTACATATTATTGTTGGTATGTTTCATATAAATGAAATAAAAAATGGATCAATAAGTTCGGAATATTCGAGAGCATTATCTGGATTAAATGCATTAGATATTAATAAATGGATATCTTCATTAAGGAAAGATACGACACAAAATGTAACAAATGTAAGATTTACAAAAGACACATATACAATGATGATCTCTAAAAATCTTATTAACATTCAGGATGTGAAACTTAAATCACAAAAATTATTTGAAGATCATAAGATTGTGATTGTTGGTTCAAATATAACTAAAAATCATGTAGATATGAATCAATTTACAAATTTTCCAGAAGATACATTAATAATGCTATACAAACCGAATATTGAACTATTAAGTTCTGGATACAACAGACATATTTATAATCATGACACATTGACAAAACATAAACACAATAATGCAATAAACATAAATAACACAAATTCAGATAGTATTAGTGTTTATGACTCCTCAATAAATTCGTCAATAAACTCATCTAGAGATCGTAATCGAGACAAAAATACAAAACAAAAAATCGATAAAATAAATACTAAATCTAATTCCAGATTAGATCAAAAATTGAGACTTGATGTATCAAAATTAAAAAATGACCAAAATATTGTCAGTAATTATTATAATGAATTAACTTCTATCACACCAGGTAATACTGTCACATCTCCTATAAATCACCTTACTCAACCCATACAACAACAAAATAATAATTTGAACCAAACTAATCAAACTAATCAAACTATCATTAATACAGATATCAAGATTGATTCCAATGACCAATATGGCGATAGTGATGAAAATATGTTCTTAAGTAATCAAACTAATCAAATTAATCAAACTAATCAAATTAATCAAACTAATCAAATTAATCAAACTAATCAAATTAATCAGGGATCAAATATATTGCAGAATATTCCTGTAAATAATTCTGCACATAATTCGGCAAATAATTCAGTAAATAATTCGGTGAATGTGAATACACCAAATATTAATAATGATATGACATTGAATGAATTAAAGAATGAGACAAAGATAGATCCAAAATCAACATATAAACCGCATAAACGACCTGTAAGTAGAAGGAATTTATCAAAGACATTTGATATGAATATTTTCAATATGCATAAAAATGGGATTGATATTGATATTGACACAAATGTTAACATTGAACAAATCCAACAAATGGCAGATATTGTTAGAACTGCAAGAGATAATAATAATGATATCATAATAGAAAGAAAAGTCAGTAATATGCCTCAACATATCGAAATGACCAATATTCATAATCAAGATATTCATGACAATAATAAACTAGATGAAGATGATGACGCATTAATGGAATTGAGAAATGTTATTGCATCTAATGTCCAAAATATGAATAACCAAAAACTAGATCCAAGACAACAACAAACACCACCAAATTCAGGATACTAATTTCCATATAATTTTGTATGAAATATAGATAAAAAATTGATTTTTTAACATTATGAAGAATATGAGTATTTAATATGACAAATTAAACAACAATTAATTAATAAATATGCCTGCCAAGAAATCTACTCAAACTGCTACTAAAGCTGAAGCTAAAACAACTGCTAAAGTAGCTACTGAAAAGAAGGAGGTTGAAAAGAAAGAAACTGAAAAGAAAGTAGTCGAAAAGAAGGTAGAAAAGAAGACTGAAAAGAAAACCGAAAAGAAACAAGAAAAACAAGATAAGGTTGTGGAACAGTCTGATAAATCTGATAAGACAACTGCCAAGACAGATAAATCAGATAAGAAGACAACTAATGAATCAAATACTGTATTTAGTGGTAAGGAATTCCAAGAGTTTGAAGTCCTTGCACAAAAATATTTCCCACTTGCAATTGACAAGACTCAACCATGTGAGAAACAGTATACCCAATTGAAACAAGAATTTGCTACACTTTGTGATATTCTGATTTTCATGAATCAATTAAGAAGCAAATATATTGGTGCTCTTGCAACAGTTCATGATGAATACAAGAAACAATCAAATGGCAATACCAATGATGAAGATACATCCAACAACAATACTGATGCCCCTGATGTTGATGCAGAACTTGAAGTTGATACCAAATCGAAATCTAAAGTAACTAAAGATGCCAAAGATTCTAAGGATAAAGATCAGAAAGAAACCAAATCTAAAGATACTAAATCACAAAAAGATACAAAGACATCTAAAAAGGCTAAAGATGAAGAAGAAGATGAGGAACAAGATGATGAGCAAGAAGATGAGAATGACGAACCTTCTGACGCTGAAAATGACGAAGATGAAGAGGAAGAAGAAGAGAAACCAAAGGCCAAAGGTAAGAAGGATACTAAACCTCCTGCCAAAACTCAACAACAAGCCAAACAACCGGCCAAATCAACAACTGGCAAAGGCAAAAAGTAATTTATTTATCTAATCATAAAAAGTAATTTATTCAAAGTAATTTAATCAATAATGGAAAAAATTGATTCAATAATTTTCTGTTGATAAACCAATATAAATTGAGATTAATTTTATGGGACGTGTTGATTGGAGAGGGAAAATTAAGAATAAAAGGGCATATTTAGTATATCTACAAAATATACTTAAACACGCCAAACAAAACAAACTACGAAAAGAAAAAATCGAACACTATGAAAAAGCCCATGCAAAAGCAAAAAAAGAACTAGATAAACTAATTATTGGAGAAATATACGAAAAGCAACATGTTGATAATCAAGAAACAAAAGCTTATATTGACCGTCTCTTAAAATCGATCGACCATCGAATTATAGTAATTCCCAAAATAGACAAAAATATGACTAAAAATAAATCTCAAAGATATGACAATATGAATAATCTTTCCAAAACTAACACTAAAACTAACAATAAAACTAACAATGATCCTCCTAAGTTTGCCTCATCAATGATTGAACAACAAAATAAATTAACAAAAAACAAAACATCAACAAAACATTCACAATCCAGAAATATATCGTCAAAAGCAATCTCTATATCATCCCTTGACAAATTGAAAAGTGCCTCTGGAAGAACTTTAATATAAACAAACAACTTATATGTAATATGTATATTATAAAAAATTGATTAATTAAAAGGCTATTTATATGTATTATTAAGATAACCAATCTTCTATTCCAAAATGACAGAACCAAATAATATTAATAAATCATCCGATAATGATAAACCAAAAGATAAAATATTGGATTATTCATTCATGTCGACAAATGATAATCCAATTCCTGATCCAATGTTTGAATATGAAATAAAACCATCAATCCGTAAATTCCTTAAAGCAATATATCATACTGAACAACAAATACTTGATCCCAATGAAAGTAAAAAAGATACCACTATTAAAAAAATGAAACTACTTATGGACATTTACAAAATCTTCAAAAATCCAGATTATATTACTGAAATGGTCAAAGATCATGAATATGTTGAAAAAGAAAAAGAACTGAAAAGACAAAAAGAATTAGAACAACAAAGATTCAGAACCTTGTGGAATAGATCCGATATTATTAATAGATCGTCACGTGAACAAGTTTCAGACTCTGATACAAGTGAGGGCGAGATATCAGAATCTGAAACTGACGCTGATGAAGTTGATTATATGCTTACTGAAAATTATAATAATATTGAACAATTTAGTTCAATTAGAAAATTAATAACAATTGACAAACAATTAGTCCTACCAAAAATTGTAACTAATAATACAAATCAAAATGTAAATCAAAATACAAACCAAAATACAAACCAAAATACAAATCAAATTGCAAGTTAAATTTATTTATTCATAACAAAAATTGATTTTAATTATCTAATTAATATTTTAGAGACTATATCAATAAGTAATTATTAATATTGTCATCATGTCACAATCTGTCAAGTCACAATCTGTCAAGTTACAATCTGTCAAGTCACAATCTGTCAAGTCACAATCTGTCAAACCTTCCAAAACTAAGTCATCCAAAAAGGTTATTAAGATTAGTAAGTCTGATGAACAAGAAAAAAAGACTACAATTAGAGACCTTGATAAAATAATAGCAAATCCAGAAGAATATGCCAGAAGTGTGACTATTGAAAGACTGGTAACAATCTTACAGAAACTTAGTGATGTTTATTATAGTGGAACTGAACCATTGGTTGAAGATGATGTTTATGATATTATGTTAGATGTATTAAAAGAGAAAGATCCCAATAATTCATATTTATTTCAAACTGGTGTCAGTAAGGCTACTGAAACAGATATTAAATTACCTTACAGTATGCCTTCACTTAACAAAATCAAACCAGGTGAAAAAACATTAGAAAGATGGTTCAAGTCATATTCTGGCCAAAAAATAATTATGGATAAATTAGATGGTATCTCTGGACAATTATATATTGATGATAAAGGAAATGCCGATCTATTTACAAAAAAACAAACTGATGTCGGAACATCCAAGAAACATTTAATCAAATATCTTGTTGACGAAAAGGCTTTGAAGAAGATCCCCAAAAATACAAGTATTAGAGGTGAAATTGTGATATCCAAAAAGGACTTTGAAGATATCACAAAAATAGACCCCTCTTTCAAAAATCCTAGATCTGTCATGTCTGGTATGGTAAATACTGATAAACTTGATACACGTATTGCAAATAAAGCACAATATGTCACATATGCCATTTTGGGATCTAAACTTAAAATTAGTGAACAACTCAAAAAACTAAAATCATGGGGTCTTAAAACAGTCTGGAATGATGAACTTAAATTAGATTCAGATACTAATGAAGAAGATAATGATGATGAGATAAATGAAGTCCTGCAGATAGAATCTAAATTAAGTGATATACTGAAAAACCGTATCGAAAAATCAGAGTTTTTAATTGATGGTATTGTTGTGTCTGATAATGAGAAATATTATGAACATGGATCTGACAATCCTAAACATGCTATGGCCTTTAAAATGAATATTGCTACTAATATGAAGGATGCTGAAGTTGAGGAAGTTATTTGGGAACCTACAATGTATGGATATTTACAACCTGTCATTAAAATAAAACCTACTGTATTATCTGGTAATACAACAGTTACATATGTTACCGCACATAATGCAAAATATGTTAAAGATAAAAAAATTGGTAAGGGATCTGTAATTAAAATTGTTAGGTCTGGTGATGTTATTCCATATATTGTGGATGTCCCTAAACCTTCCAAAGAACCTGATATGCCTGATATGGAATATATGTGGAATGATACTGATGTGGAAATATTTGTTGTGGATCCTGATGATGAAACAAAAAGGAAGATTAATATTAAAAAGAATCTCCATTTTTTCAAAACTATTGGTGTTAAATATCTAAGTGATGGTATTATAACAAAGCTATATGATGCAGGATATGAGACAATCGCCTCAATTGTAGCATCGGCAAATAATAAAGATGAAGATTTGTATGAAATATCTGGTTTAGGTAAAAAAATGATCACAAAGATTTATGATCAGATTGACATAGCATTTAGTAAAATTAAGTTGCCAGAATTAATGGCAGGTTCATTGAAATTTGGTCGTGGTATGGGTGTGAGAAAGATTAAAGAGATTATTAAAAAGTATCCCAATATTTTGGAAATGATCAATCTTGATCAAGACCAAATCAAAGAGAAAATTCTTGAAGTATCCGGGTTTTCAGATATTTTGGCATCCAAATTTTCCGAAAATCTAAATGATTTTATTGAATTCCTCGATGAACTCAAAGATAATTCCAATTATGATCTTTCATTCCATGTTGAAAAACCTAAAGATAATAAATCATCTAAAAAATCAGCCAAAAATACTACCAATACTAATATTGATGTCAAAGCCAATAAACAAATTGAAGAGGTTGATATGTCTAAACATAAAATAGTTATGACAGGGTTTAGAAGTGATGAAATGACTAATTTTATTGAACGTAATGGCGGTAAGGTTTCATCTGGTGTCAGTAAGAATACAACTCTTGTTGTATATGTTGAAGGTGACAAATTAAGTAGTAAACTCCAAAAAGCTAATGATTTGGGTATTCAGATAATGACTCGTGAAGAATTTGAAAAGAAATTTATGAATAAATAATTTATTTATAGTTTAAAGAAATGATATTATGATACTGATAATTCGAAATTATGACTATCATGACTACTACTATGAATACTAATACTGCCAATACTATGGATGATGATGTTACAAATAAGATTATCCAAAATAATCAAAATAACAATAAGAATGTTAATAATAACCAAAATAGAAACACAGTTAGAAAAAGAAGTTCATATATTGTGTCAGACAATACTAATCAAAATAATCCTAATGATAAAATTATTTTCATGTTGACTGACAAATCAGATGATTCTGAAAGAAGACCAACTCTTAAGAGAAAAACACCACATGAACCATATGAAAATCCTGTTAAAGTCATCACAACAAAGGGTAATAATGACATTCCAATTGATCAAAATCATGATCAAAATCAAAGTAATAATCATAACAAAAACAAGTCATCTAAAGATAGAGATACTAAGGAACCACCCAATAAAAAACCTAAATATGACAATAAGAATACTGAAAATGATTTATCATCTGATGATGAATCCGGAACTGAGTCTGATGAAGATGATTTTTTTAACAATATGAATAATCCATTTTTCCCATTATTCTTTTTGAACTTATTGCCACCCGGTCCATTGAATAATATTAATCATAATAATGGTCCTGTAAATCCTATTCAACCAGTTAATCCAACACAATCAGCCAATATTGTAAAGCCAATTCCCAAAATGGAATGTAATAATCCATTATGCAATCACAAAACGATGGAAGAAGATCCGTCATTGCCTCCTGAAATAACAATTACACAGATTGCAACAATTGATGATTTGATCACTTTGGGCAAATCATTTCATTGTAAGAAACAAATATTATACAGATCATTGAATCTAAGATTAATGTGTAATCTAGTCCAACCTCTAATTGAATTGAGAGATATGATTGGTATGACTTGTATTAAAACTCAAATGGTCAATCAAATCTTATTCTTTTTACAAGGATTAAATACTGCAAGTAAATGTAATAAATGTGTCGATTGTTCATATAATTTGCCTTGTGTCAAAACTAGTAATACTGATATGCTTCATACGGTCATTACCGGTCCTCCAGGTGTTGGTAAAACATGTTTAGCCAGAATTCTTGGCAAAGTTTACAAAGGAATGGGCATTCTATCTAAAGGTGATTTTCATGAGGTCACAAATACTGATTTCAAAGGAAAATATTTAGGTCATACTGGCGATAAAGTAAAGAAATTAGTAGAGTCATGTAAAGGTGGTGTTATGTTTATTGATGAAGCATATTCACTAGGTCATGAGGAGAAAAGAGATTCATTCTCTAAAGAAGCACTTGACACATTGAATAAATATTTAACTGATGAGAGAGATTTATTATGTGTGATTGCAGGTTATGAAGATGATCTTGAAAAATGTTTCTTCTCGATGAATGAAGGTTTGAGAAGACGTTTCTCATTTAAATATGATATGCCAAAATATTCCTCAAAAGAATTGGCTGATATATTCAAAGGAAAAATTGCCAAAGAAACATGGACTCTTGACCTTAATTCACAACAACCAGATGGCAAAGAGAAATACAATATGAACGATCTATATGGTCTATTCAAACAATATAAAGACAGTTTTCCTTTTCAAGGTGGTGATGTAGAAACTCTATTCTTGCAATGTAAGATAGTTCATGGCAGAAGATTACCCATAAAACGTAAAGCACTATCTTATGAAGATATTAAGACTGGATTTGAACAATTTATGACTCACCGCAAACACAAAAAGACTGACCAAAATGAGAATGAAGCCAAACGTCCCAATATGTATAAAGTTTAATTATCTGAAAAATTGAAAACATAAAATAATTGACATAAAATAATTGATACAATGTATTAATTATTTCAACTCATTCAATATGACAACTAACATTCTGAAAAAAGTTATTGACTCTTATTTAGGATATGAACTTGAATCCACAAAAACAAAAATCATGGCTAATGAAATATCTAATTTGGCTGAATCACTCAAATTAGTTGGAAAACAATTAATAGCAATTTCACAAATACTTGAATTGACACATGATGATGTTGATCCAAAAAATATCTTGCCCTTGATTGAATTATTAAATCAAAATAATTCCGACTTATCTAATGATGAAAAATCATCTCTAGATGTTGAATCGAAAAATGAATCAGTCATGATTAGTATTCTCAAAAACAAAAGGAAATTTAATGAGTTTCAAGTCTATTGCAGATTATTAGTTATTGAAAATTATGTTAATTTGACCTATGAAGAACTTGAAAAATACCTTATCACACACCAATCACTGGTCAATAATTGTGACTATTCTAAATTAAACGATCTAATTGATTTTATTTGTGATGGACATAAAAAACATCATCTCTCACTTCTCAATAAATTGAAATGTCCTTACCATTCCACTAATAATGACAAAGATGAAAAATCTTGCAATATGACTTTTACCAATGGTAATTGTGGTATCTCAAATTGTGGTAAAGAATTTACATTCACATTTAATGAAAATATCAATTGGCTAAATCCACTTAATGATAGTAGAGGATTTTCATTTTATATTGAAGAAACAGAGCCAAACACAGAAAATCTCTTAGGAATCTTTTATAAAAAAGATTGAAATTTTATTTTATTTGGTATGAACTATTAATTTTGATTAACAACCTTTTAGACATAATCAATTTATTTTGATTATCTAACTCTCTAAAATATGACTACAGAAAACTCCAAGTTAGACAAGACCAATACCAAGACCGAATCCAAATTTTCACAGGGGCTAATGGATTCAAAGGCTAAAACAAAGACAGAACATTCCGAAAAGCAACTGATCAAGATGATGTATCCATATTATTTAACTTGTTTGGGTTTTGTTAATGACCATTCTGACTATTCACATATGATTCCAGAATCTTGCAAGACTATGACATTGCCTGATCTAGACACTGTCATTTCTGACTCTGAAAAATATGATGACGCAATTGATGTAATGACTGATGTTATTACGTCAGCTCACACTATCCACAATGAACTACTTGCAGAAGGATATGATTTCAAGTGTCCTGAGTTTGGATGCAATGAAAAGATTCATTGTGAAGATCATGAAAATTGTGATGATCATAACAATTGTGATGATGAAGATTGTGGTAGAACCTGTTATGCAAATTATCATGACTATCGAATCAAGGGTTGTCTGCAAAAGATTGTCTGGGTCACACCTGAAAACGATAAATCACTCCTCATGAATTTATTTGATTACTCAATTTATGATGACGAATTGATTTTCACTTTTGATCTGGATTCTGAAATTCCTCTCACCTATCCCGAATTATATTAATTTTATTTTTTTATTCTATACAAACAATTGTATAGAAAAAATTGAATTTTAATTATGTCTGCTGTTGTATAAATAACTCTGATTTATCAAAAACCCCTTTTGATCTTACTATTGATCAAAACACACATCAACATGTCCACCAATACCAATGCTAATGAAACCAAGACACAAAATCAACAAAAGAAGACATCTAAGACACCTCCTAGTCCTGCTCAACGACTAAAGACAACATCACTTCGACAAATCCTTGAAATGACAGGTGATGAATTTGTTGAGATGGCAAAGGCATATATTGCCGATAATGACCGTGGTTGGGAATATGTGCGTTGTTGTATGGAAAGCAATAGTGATGATTCAATTACAATCAGAGGAAGAAGAACCACCTACATTTTAGACGGCAATAATTTCTTGGATCAGGATATCCTCAATGAATCTCCCGAAGTTCTCCGTGAGACACTTGGTCATATGAGAGACATTATTGAAGATGCACATCGATCACAAAATGATTATAATGCTCTTTATGACACATACCTCAATCCATGTCCATATCATTGTGGTGAGGTAATTGGCAATATTTCATATTGCCAATGTGGTTATGATTGTGATTGTGGCATGGAATGTTATGTAAAGAGTTCTGATTATGCGACTCGTGGATGTCATCAATCTATTGGATGGATTTTACCGGATATCGATTGGTCAGATGTCAATGTTTTTAATATTGAAAGTAGTGCATACCTTGGAAGAGTCTGTCGATATGAAGACCGACCTCAAACACAATCCAACAGTGATGATCATAACGATGAAGATGATGACGACGATGAGGACGAAGATGATGATGAAGATGATGAAGAAGATGTGACAACATCATCTTAATTAGTTTGTTTATGTAAGTAATATGTAAGTAATATGTGGAAAAAAATTGAAATCGAATAATATTTGAGTAATATGTCTAATATTATTCATAACAATCTATTATTTTGGACTCTTTCTGGAATAAAATGAACTTTCAAGCTGACAATTCTGTAATGTGTGATATCACAACTGACAATAACAACACTAATAATGACATTAATAATGACATTAATAATGACATTATTAATGACATTGTATCAGGTATGATGAATCTGTCTATCAATCACAAAAATGATTCTGATGCTAAAATGATGCCTCAAAAATTTGGCAATACAGATAACAACAAATCATTCAAGGCATATATTCCTAAAAAAGTCATGAGATTTAACAAATTAAAAATCAGTGAGAAAGATATGACACGTTTAGAATGGATTAAACGAAACAGTAATTATTTTTTCACTTGTATTGATTCTGTTGATGTCAGTTCAATTGATGTAGAGACAGATAATGGTCCTATTTACATTTACACAATCAATGATTTAGTCAGAGCAATTAGAGAAGATACTGACAACATTGCACCAATTTATTACGAATTGAAAAATGTTGTATTAACTGCTCATCTCAAACATAATGGCGATCTTACCGATGACCATCAATTCAAATGTCCAAATACTTCAAAATGTAATGATAATTATTGTTATGCAAAATATAACAATAATAAGACAAGTGGTTGTCAAGCAAATGTAAAATTCATCACACCGGAAAATGACAAAACATTAATGGCACAAATTATGGATATTGATACATTTAATCTAGAATCAACACAACCATTAACTTATGTCGAATTGGCATAAATTATTAATTATTTATTATTGCATGTTTTGCAATTTTCCATTTGTTTCATCATTCTGACAATTTCATTTTCTATTTTATTTATTTTGATTTCTGTATTGACAATATCATCTAATAATGGATCATTATCTTTATTTAGTTTATTTAGTTTATTCAATTTGTCAAG